CGTAAACCTCTTTACAAAGGTCTGAGAATATTGCATCTTCGAAAGTGTACATTGTTATAATTTCCTCTTTAATTATTATAGGTACTATTCTACAGCGAAAATACGTAAATGTACACGTTTATTTTCATTTTAAATGAAAAATAATGTGCTTTTTTTAAAAAAATGCTTAAGTGTTACTTTTATGTAACAGTATTAATGGATTGTTTGTGATGGAAATTTAATATTTCCGTATCTAACTGCTGAAATAGAATCTATTGCATTATTTAGTATTTTTTCTATAATATCGTCATCGTCAAAAGCAATAGTATATAATTCAACTGCAGTTTTTAATAAAACAGCAGAATGTAATAATAATAGTTCAGAACTATCGATATCTGATTCTTTTATAGATTTATTAAGAATCATCTGAAGCTCAGATGTAAAATCCATCATTCTTCGTATGTCTTCTTCTATTCTCATAGTTTTCTCCTTAGACTGCAAAACTTTCTCCACAACCACAAGATGCTGTAGCATTTGGATTAATTACTTTTAAATAAGAACCACCTAATTCTTTTACGTAATCAATAGTACATCCAAAAACAAACATTTCTGCCATTGGATCCAAATGTAAATTTTCAACTATAGGTTTTTTATCTGTTATTCCCCATTCATATTGAAATCCTGAACAACCACCGCCTTTAACAGATAACGATACATTAGGATTACCTATATCTTTTAGGTATTCCTTTGCAGAATCAGTTAATGCTATTGGTTCTGATGTAGTGAATTGTGTTTTCATACTAGTATTTATATAAATATTAATTCACTTGGCTTTGGGGGGTGGATTCGAACCACCACGTCAAAAGACAATGCATAAACCGTGCACCGCGTCTACCGTTTCCGCCACCCCAAACTGGTTAATTAGCAATTATTGGAATCAACACAAAAAGTTGTAAACCAAAGGCTAAAAATAAACCTATTAATAAAAAATCTTCTTTTTTATAGTTCATAGTTTCTCCATTGCTGAAATTAATCTTGTTACTCCTATTCCTCCGCCTACGCGTGGAATAAAATTATGTCTTAAAAATTCGTCTAGTTCTGCATCTACTCTTTCTTTACCAAATAAAGCATATAATAATTGTGCATATCCTCCTTCTGAAATTTCTTCAAACATGGCTCTCATTTGATGCGGACTAGTACTACGTTCTGCACTTCCTATAGTTTCCATTCCTCCTAATATAACATCAATCTTTTTAGCATGAGTACCTGCTTTATTCTGTGACATATTCCAAAATGGTGAAGTTCTATTTGGAAAGTTTAATATAAGAGATGGACCAAATTCTTCTTCCATTCGTGCTTCGTGTTCATTTCCTAATTCATTAGTTTCAAAGTATTTACACCAATCATCGTAATCTTTAGCCATTGGTCCTTTAAATCCTAAATAAGTTAATAATTCAACTTCCATTGCTAATAGATCATTAATATCTCCAGGAAATTCAAATTCAAACATTGGAAATATTGTTTCGTGTCTTCCAGGTACTGGATTCGGTTCTTGTCTATATGACGTCGAGACACAAAAAAAGCCCTTTGATTCGGGCTTTGTTAATAATTCGTATTCTAACCACATTTGTCCTGTTTGAGGAAGTGGCCACGTTTCGCCGTTATATTGATATGTTGCTACTGTTTTTGGATCTTCACATGCTGCTAATATACTTAATCGATTTTGAGTATGTACTTCTTCAAAACCTTTGTCCAAAAAAAAGGACCTTAAAGGCCCTACAACTTTCGTAAAATCTGATGGTTCTATTATTTTGCTCAATTTCAACTCCTAAGTGTATAGATTCAAATTACCTTTATTTATACACCTAGGAGCCAAGTTTTAAAATTTTACCAAGATAAAGTCATAGAAACTACAATATTTTCTCTATCTCCATTAGTATCGATACCTGTATCCATCTCTAACATGAGATTATCGGCTACAACGTAATCAACACCAATGTCAAGGCCTTGATAAAGATCTGCGGAACTAGAAGAACCAAAAGATGTTAAATCGAAATCAGCATTTATATTTGCACTCATCCATAGAAGAGGAACAGTCATTCCAGATTCCATAGTTAAAGTTGTAGATGCAGTATCGATATTATAAGCAGCTTCCATTGAACTATCAATTGAAAGTCCGCCTCCTAGATCCCAAGCTGCAGCACTACCTGCAAAGCCCAGTGTGGCTACAAGAGCCAATAAGTATTTTTTCATGAATTTCTCCGCATAAGGGTTAGACGTAACAAAGTTATTTATAAAAAACTTTATCCGAATTTCATTAAAAATTGTCCTATGCGCCCAACAAACGGCAATAAAGCTAAAGCCATTAATAGATTCATGCCAGTATGAGCCATTGCTATTCGTAATGTATCACCTTTTGGCATTCCATCAGATACAAATAAACCTGCTAACCATATAGTTCCAGTCGTACCAATATTTGCTCCTAGTACACAAGCAACTGCAGCTGGTAATGGTAATGCGCCAGAAGCAACTAAAGCTATAATTGCAGTCGTAGATAAACTAGAGGACTGCCATAATAAAGTCATTATTATTCCTCCGAAAAACATATAAATTGGATTTCCTAAAAACCAAGTTAAATGTTCCATGTTACCCATGGCTTTCATTCCACCAGAAAATGTTTTGAGTCCGATATAAAAGATTACTAAACCGACTAATGCGGTTATAACAGGATTACCTAAATCCATTTTACCTACCTTTTTCCATAATTTTGTTTTCATTAATATTATATATCAATACTTTAAGGTAAGTAATGTAACGGTTTTGTAATAATTTACTTTTGATCTGTAATTACAGTTGTAAATGCGCCAACTGCAGCACCAGCACCGCATTCATCAAATAGAATTTCACCTAATACACAACCAGCGGCAGTATTACCTAAGACTCTTTGTCCTGCTGGTGTTATATAAGATGTTTGACATCCGGCTAAGATAATAAGACTTGTCACTAATAATAATTTTTTCATAATTTACCTTTCTTAAAATTAAACTGCCACTGGATGACAGCTAGCTAACAATATCAAAATTGTTATTACTATTCTTGTTTTCATTTGATAGCTCCGCTATTCTCTTATAACTGTTTTGCAATTGTTCTTGCAATTCAGCAACATTACGTTCCAATTGGCTAATTTTCGAAAGGGCATTACTTAATTCTGTTGCTCCTCTATAACCGTATTCTGTATAAGTTAATTCTTTTTCCATTTTTCTAAAAGTTCCTCCTGCAATTTAAAGGCTTCTTTTTCTTGTGGATTATCTAAATATTGTTTAATATTTTTTGCTTCATAATCTTCAAGTTCACCAAAAATATATTGTTTAACATGAACTAGCTCATGAAATACACTTGTTAAAAAATCATCTATACTTTGATTTCTATTTATATTAATTTCATAAATTCTATCATCGTATTCGAAACAATCTCCGTCAATATCAAAATCTTTTAATTTAATTTTAATATCATATTTTCTAATTTTAGGGAATAATTGAGATATAGCAAAGCTAGTTGCTTTATAAGTTAATTCGATTAAGTTAGTATTTTTCTTTTGATCAATAACTTCTAAGTAAAACATAATTATATTATACTACGATTTAAAACAAATGTACACCTTTTTTTAAAAAACCTGGATGGGTAATGGGGCCTCACCGTTAGTTCACCGAACCTAACATTATTTATGCATCTGAAATATTGTCCATATTAACTGTGCCAGTTTCTTTTTCCGCTTTAGGCGGGATATATTCATATGTTTTTACATGTACATTACCATCAACATTAATCTTTAATTTTTTATGATAATAATGAAGAATAAATTTTACATCTTTAAATTCTCTAAACATACTTTGCCAAACTGGTCTCCAGTTATCAGCTAATCTCAAATTATTCATATTACCTCTATCAGAAGGCATATCGATATCTGATATACTTCTCAAATTAAAATCAAATATAGAATCAAAACCGTACATATGAATTTCATCAGCTTTTAATTTATTAGCAGCATAATGAACAGCCATATGACCACAATTAAAATCAGTATAATTTGCCACATAATCTGGTAAAGCAGTATAAAATTCTTTTACTTGTTTAGACCATTTAACATAAATTTGAGGATTTAATTCCATCCAATGTTTTGGCCTAAACCCTAAAATCCAATCTCCATCTACGGTTGCTATTCCTTTTTTCATGGCATCCATAAATTTATAGTCAACAATAACTGTAGCATATTTTTCTGGTACAGCAAATCCTATTGCATTACAAGCTAATTTCAAACCCTTTCTAGGTTCACTTTGATATAATAATGAACTATCACCGTTTCCAATAATGTGTGCAACTCTAGCCATTCATCATCTCCTTAATTTTTAACTTTCCTTTATGTCCGGTCCAATGTATTATTTTTTTATTCCAACTATCTTGATCATCATGTTCCAATTGGAGTCTTAGCCAATTATATTCATTTGGTAATGGATTTATATATGTTAGTTTTTGCATCATATCCAGCTTAGCATATAGTACTTCTTGATCTCCAGATTCTGTAGTATTTTTTACCCATTCAGCCCAATTTCTTAGTATCATTGGTTTTCCAATAAACCCAACAACTCCAGAATTATACCATGGGCCATTAGTACCACGGCGTAATGTCCAAGGTTTATCTTCAACCATATTTAATTTATTTGGTTCTAATAAGTCAAATATATCTTCTATATTAGTTAATATTTGACAATCAGTATCTATCCATACAGTTTTTTCTGCTGGAGAACTACACATTATTTTAGGTTTTTTAAACCAACCTTTTACTTCATCATTACTTTGAGCATTCATTATCGCATAAAAATTATGTAATGATTTAATTTTGTTTATATCAGAAACACCAAAATCTGCAAATATTAATGGAGTAGTATTATGTTTTTTATAATTTTCTATAAACCATGGCATCATCCATTCGTTAGTATGATCACAACCAGTAATAAAAACTTTTTCATATTTCATTATATAATCTCGTATTCTTCATTATAATTATGTTTAGCTCTGCTTCCTTCTACTTTTTGTATTGTAGTAAAAGTATCATCAGCTTCAACTGGCCATGGATAGCATTCTTTTAACCAAGGAAAGTTATTTTTATTTAAAAATAAATCAGCTGGTGCAGGATTTTTTTGTGCATAATCTAATAATAATTTTGCTCCGTTAGGTGAAATAAAATAAGCGTGTGTTCCAGGAATATATCCACCAACTTTAGAGAATAATTCATAAATTCCATTTTGTTTTGGTGTTCTATAATTTCCATAACTGGGTTTTCCAACATTAACAAAATCATTAAAAATTATTTCAGTCGGAAGTTTATCTTTAAAAATAGCATCATGTTCAAGAACTAACATCTTTTCATTTTTTTCAACTGACTTTTTCCATAATTCTCTATGAGATAAAAAACAACACATTGCCGGTTCAATTCTAGAATATTTATTCTCATTTTTAAATTCACCTAATGGCAAATTATTTTGTTCAAATATTTTCTTAGGATCATCTTCTGGAGTGATTGCTTTATACGGAATAGGATAATAACCAAATTTTCTTGCAGACTCTATACACTTCTTTGAAGCTTCTATAGACTTAGAATTATTTAGCATTGTTATAATATATGATATCATAGTGTAGTTGTCGATTGCACTCCCTGAACTCTAGTATAATATGGATAAACTACTTTCAACTCATTATGAAAGAACTGTTTACACATTATAGAATCATTCGGCCAACCTCCCTTTATTTTTAATTTTTCTAAAAGTTTTTCAGCAAAATGTGGTTTAATAATATAAGCCGAATTACCAGCTAATCCTTGCGGAATTTCAAGTCTAGGTTTAACCCATGGAGCGTCTTGTACTCCTTCTTTTTTAGATACTATATCATGAAATAGCATTGAAGAATGAGTTGCACCCCGAGGATCATTTAAACCTAATGCTCCGCCTTCCCAGTCAAAAGATTCAAACGGTCTAGTGAAAATAGCATCGTGTTCTAATATCATTATATCTTCTTTAGATTCTATACATTTTTGCCAAAGTCTAGCATGAGAAATCGTACACGCAAAAACTTTTGCCATATTACTAGCTCTATATCCTTTTAGATTCATTCCAGTTTCTTCATCAATTTTTGAATCTTCATTAAAAGGATAATTCCAAGACATATTTGAAAACATTTGTCTATGTTCTTTTAACGTATTAGGTGAAGTTTGTTGAAAGAATTTTAAAGGCAAAGTAGTAGAATTAGCACAACGTTTTACTGCTGCAGCAGATGTAGTATTATCTTTATCTCCAATTATATAGTATTTCATATCACGTAAGTTGTAACATCAGTAGCAGTTGCATAAAATAAATCACGAATCGTATAGTTTTTAGTTTGTGGAAAACTAGCTTTTGATATTGTAAATGAAGAACTATCTTCATTAGTATCAACTGAACCTGTTGGAGTTAATTTACGAATTTTAGGAATTATTCCTTCTTCAGGTTTCATTAAACAAACCATTAGCTCATATGTCGGTATTTCATTTTGTTTAGTAATATATACTATATCAGTTTTTGCATGTTCCACGAGAAGATCTAATGGCTTAGTTCCAAATGCGGCATTTGACCAATCGTTCATTACTGGTCGTTTTAATTGTCCGGCATTTCCAAACATAAATTTTATTTCTCGATATTTACATATTAATGGTACCCAATAAGTCTTAAATATCTCTGAATCAGTCATCTCTGTTATAATTGTAATCATACCATCTCCGGCATTTTAAACTTTGATGCATTAATAAAATGCTGAAATCTACCTTTAGGATTTTCTGGTGCCCATTGTCTAGTAGCTAAACTATTCCAAGACCAATCTAATTCTGTGACATTAAATATAGGATTAGATAGTTGTAAATTAATATACATTTGTTCAGTATATCGAGTATGTATATAATAATGATCAACAGAAGTAAAATGTTTTCTAGCTTTTAATCTACCTTCTTTGCTCCACAATTGAACTCCGCCATTCATATATCTAAATTTTTCTTGTGGATATAATTTAGATTTTGGAAACATCCAATCATCACCAAATATTTTTTTACCATAAGCTATAACTCCTCGCTCATGAGCCGGAGATTCCATAGTTCTTTTCATCCAACTAGCAGCAGAAACATGAATACCGAGTTCATGAACCATTGCAATATCACCAATATCAATATCAAAAATATTATCCTTTGTTTTAAGAAGAATATCTAAATCAATTGATAATATCTTATCGTATTTGTCAAAGAATGGATCATATATAACTCTTAAAGCATCTAATCTGGGATCTAGATATTTAAAATATCTTTCATTAGATAAAAAATAATCGGCTTTATTACTAAGTGCATATTTCTTAGCAGATTTAGATCCGGCTTTTGCCCAATCTGGCATCTTTACTCCACCTAAATGAGAATCATTCGCTTCATACGGAATATAATATTGAAATACTAAGTTGATAACGTTGTACCTTTTTTATGGATTAAATATTTTTGTAATGGAGAAATACTCCAAACATCATGGGATTGTAGTTCGGCTATTTTATGACTAACATCTGAAAATGATGAATTAACAAAATCAAATGCATGGCAATCCGTCCAGCCATCCCATAATTCAAATATCTTTTCTTGTTCGTATAATTCTATATATTTTTTAAACCATTTTTCGTGTATCGGATGATGAGTATCCCACATTATGAATCCGCTTTCCATATGTTTATGCGGAGCTCTAGAAAGATAATATGTATATATTTTTTCTTTTATTAATGAAGGAAAGAAATCTTCTGGTATTTTTTCTTTAATTTCAACATCAGAATCTATAGAAATTAAATATTGTTCTTCTATAGAATTGTATGCTTCTATTATAGAAAACGGTGCATGACAAAATCTTACTGCATCGTATTCATAATCATAATCATTATGGTTTATTTTACTTTTATATTCATCATAATTATATGGTTTAAATTTTTTTCTAATAAATTTGCCATAAGATTTTTTTCTAAATAGATCAACTTTATCTACTCGATGAGGAACAAACTCAACTTTCTCCATATTTTCTGGTAAATTATCGCCTTCATAATATACTCTCATCGTAGCATTATCTGGCAAAAATGCATTTGCTTGTAAAGCTAATTGCATTCCTCTAGAAATAGTTTCATCAGTAAATCTAGACCAATATCGTTTTGCTTTATCATTTAATTTAGAAATATCAACTTGACTACCTTTTAATGGTTTGTCTAGAAATGTTGTTATAATCTTAAACGTACTCATCGCATATTTCATTAATTATTTTAGCTTTTTGCTTTATAATATCTATGTGTTCATTAGGATCAACATTTACGTAAAATACATTCTTACTATAATATACTGCTCGTTTACCGATATCCCAATGTCCAAATAATGGCTGTGTACTCATTGGCTGAAAAGCATGTCTTGCTATAATTCCTTTTTTATTTAATTCTGAAACTACTTTATCTGGATTAGGATGAGACATATCATATACCCAAACAGCCTTTCTATTATTCGGCATTTGATATTCTGATTTTATATGTATATTATATAATTCGCACATTTTATGTCGAGTTAATATATTTTGCTCTACTTTTCCTAATGAATATAACGCCATATTTGCTTGACAATCTGGCATTCTATAATTAAACCCGATTCGCTCATGATGATAATTATGATTATCGCCAAAACTCATATTTTTCATATCATTTGCTACTTTGATTAAGGCCTCGTCATTGCTTGTTATCATGCCACCTTCTTCTGCATGCACTATCTTGTTTCTGTAAAATGACCAACAACCAATATCAAATGAACCAGCCATTTTAGTTTGTCTTAATTCAGGTTTAGGTAACATTGCACCTTGAGCTTCACAAGCATCTTCTATTATTCTACATTTATATTTGTCAGCTATATATCTTATTCCATCCATATCGACCATTCGGCCATATACATGAGTAACTATAATAACATTAGTTCTTTGGATATTAACAGCTTTATTAAAATGTTTTTCTAATTTTTTTATATCTAATAATAAATTTTCATCACAATCAATAAAAACTGGTTGTAATCTTGCATAATGCACAGCTAATGCAGTAGCATACATCGTAAAATCTGGAACTACAACTTGAGTATTAACCGGTAATTTTTCAGTTACTTTTAAAGCTTCTAGAGCTAAATGTAATGCAGCTGTTCCAGTATTAGTAGCACAACCGTATTTAGTTCCTACAAATTCTGAATATTTCTTTTCTAATTCTTGATATGGTGCCATTACCAATCCCACTTATTTTCATTCTTATTAAAATAATCTATAGTTCTTTTTAATGCTTCGTCTAAATTAACTTCTGGTCTACTTTTAATTACTGAATATAATTTAGTATTATCAGATTGTAAATGCCAAATTTCCCATGGACGAATTCTATCTCCATCTGTTTCAATTTCAATATCATTATGTCCCATTAATCCGCCAATTTTACGAGCTAAATCATAAATTTTAATTCCATCTTCACTTCCCATATTATATACTTCGCCCCATTCACCATTCTCTAATAAATCTACTGCCATTTTTACGGCATCACCGGCATATTGAAAATCTCTAAATGAATTATTACCTAACTTAACTTTATTAGAAGTAGCTAGTTGAGATATAATTTCAGGAATAACATATTCGTGTGTTTCTCTTTCACCAACACAATTAAATTGTCTCATTGCAATTGCTTTAGTTTTTGCTTCTTTCCATCTAACTTGAACTAATCCATCTGCTGCTAATTTAGAAACTCCGTATGTCGAATGTGGTTCTACTGGATCCGTTTCTTTAATTTTTCCAGTCATATTACCATATATTTCTGCAGATGATACTTGAAGTAAACCATCAATATTAGCTTTTTCACATGCTATCAAAACTTCTAATACTGCAGTAGCATTAATATCGAAAAAATGTTTTGGTCTTTCAAAGCATTCTGGAATATATGGTTCTGCAGCGTAATTAAAAACATATTTTATTTTCCACTCTTTTAGTAATTGAGCTAATTCTTCAGAACAATTTCTAATATCAAAATTTTGCCACATATCTACTTTTGGATGTATATGTTTTTCTTGACCAGAAATAAAATTATCTAATACTATAACTTTACATTCTCGTTCTTCAATTAAATAATCAACTAGGTGTGAACCTAAAAATCCAGCTCCTCCAATTACACATACGTTAGTTTTTTCTATTTTTCTATTCATCATCTTTTTAAATCTTTTTCACATTGTATTAAACGTTCTTTTAATATTTCTATAGCAATAGCAATTCGTTCATCAGGTTTTTGATCATTTTTACATTCTAATATAAAAATTTCTTGCTTTAAAGCAAAAACATGATTATATAGTTGGCTATTATTCATCTCTCATATTCAAGAGCATCTCTACACATGTCCTCTAAAGTTTTAGATTGTTTAAAAAACTTTGATGATGTCGGTATAGTTGATATTGCAATATCTCCGTCTCGCCTAGGTTCAATTTCTACAGGAAAGTCAATATTAGAAACTTTCTTCATAGTATCTATTACTTCTTTAACTGTAACTCCTTCTGGAGCTCCCAAACATTCTATTTGATTTGTTGGTTCTGCTTCTGCAATTCTAACAACTCCATCAACTATATCTTTTATATGAGTATAATTTCTAACACATGTTCCGTCTCTAGTATCATAATCTGTTCCATAAAGTGGCATTATAGGATGACCATTACTTCTATTGGCAACTCTTGCTGCCTTTCTTATAAGATGAGACATTTCGTCATCAAATTTATACATTCCATCATTACCACTAACGTTATAGAATCTAACTAAGCTATAATTGTCACACATTTGTTCAGTAACTTTTTCACCTGCAAACTTTGACATAGCATAAGGATTTGATTCAGGCTGAAATGCCGAACCAGTAGAACAATATATAAAATGCTTAAATTTAAAAGCTTCAGGCTCTGACCATTCTTTAATAACATTATAAGTTCCATTAATATTTGTATCGTAATATCTCCATGGATCTTTAACTGAAGAATTAACTTTAGTTACAGCAGCAATATGAATAATTTTATCGATTTCTATATCTGCTACACAGGCATATGGCCAAGCTCTAGGTCTTTTTTTTCTAATATCCCATTTAAACCATCGCGAACAATATTTTTTAATATCGTTTTGTTCATCATTATAATCTGTAGCCTGAACCGTATGGCCTCGTTCGCATAACGTTTTTACGACATGCGCTCCTATATATCCTGTAGCTCCTGTAACTAATATATTCATAATTTATTATACCATATTCGTGGAGTATTGTAAACCTATAAAGGAGTTAATATATAATTATTTTCGGGTCCTTTAATTGCTTCATAATCTGATTCTATTATTTGCCATATATCATCTGGCTTTTGAACATTAGAATCTCCGTATTTTAATTCCCAATCAAATTGTTCTTTACCAGCTTCAAGATAAATTAATGGTTTATGTTTAATAATAGTACGTAAACAACCTTGAAGAGCAAGTCTATCTGGTCCATCAATATCTATTTTAATAAAATCTATATCTGGTAATTCTAAATCATCGATTGCTATAGCCGGAACATCTCCTTTGTTAACATCAGTAACTATTTTACCGCCTCTAGATACTCTTCCAGATTTTTCCATTACTGCACAACAATAAGCCTCAGCTCTAGACATGTCAATATTAAATGATATTCCTCTAAAATGATATTCTCTCATTTCAAACATAAATACATGCTTAAATCCTTCTTTATGAAGTTGTTGCGTAAAAGAACCCCATCTAGCTCCGATATCAATTCCATTTCTTTTATTTTTAAAATATTTAGATATTTCTTTCATTTGAGTATAAGCATCATTTGTTTTATATCTACCTAATGTTCCTATAGGATCGTTTAAACCATCAGAATTATATAACGTATTAGTCATATATCTGTCATAAGACCAATCATTAGATTTAAATTTATATGGTGCTATCATTTTATAATTCCTTCTTTAAAATCTTCTATTAATATTCCACGGCCTTTCCAACCAGCATAATGTATAAAATTATATTTAGTGTAATCTTTAATTCTTTTATGACAATCTACCATATAATTCCACTTATAAGGAAGCATATATGTTAATGGAATATTTTGTGATCTCCAATGATTCATATAAGCCTGATCAGTATGCAATCCACCCGGTGGATTTGCTTTATTTTTTATAGCATGTATTATATATTCGTACAAACTTTTTCCAGCGGATTTATTAACCATTTGAACACCACCGTTAACAAATTTTCTTAAATTAAAGTGATTATTAAATCCACTATAATCTTTTCCTAAATCTTCGACTCCGTGATGTCCTTCTACTATCGGCAATTCTTCGGCCCATTCTGGAATCCATATATCATTATCTAATACTACTATCCTATCATAATCATTATTCATATGTAAATATCTAATTAGAGTTGAGCATTTATTCTTACCGCCTTTAGAATAATCGTAATCTTCACCTTTAGTACTTTTATTAAAATAAGTTATATCTAAATCTTTAGGATATTCATTAATAAATTTATAATCATAATTATATTTTTTACAATATCTACGTACAGTTGGCATTAGATACGGTTCCATAAGTTTAGAAGCCTCATAAGCTTGAGGACTCACATCTGGTCTATAGACATATCCTAAAGTATTACCTACTGATACTTGTATTATAAGAGTTTTTTGCATGCCTTAGCTACCATATCTACTGTTATATATCTATTTGCTTCGTCGCAATGATTGCAGTCCCACGTGGAACCGCATGGAGTCATTGGATGATCATAAAATAAATTTATATTACCTTTATAGTTCATCGTCTTTTCATCTACTAAACCACCCATAATATTAACAACCGGAATATTAAATCCAGACATTATATGAACCATTAATCCATCAAATGTTAAACCAAACTTTGCTCTTTTCCAGATCGCAGCTTGAACTCTTATATCTGACTCTGTAATGTTTAAACATTTTCGTAATGGCGGTTCAGTATATTGATGAAATCCAGGCATTACACGAACGACTCGAATATATCTAGACATCTCATATACTACTAATTGAAATTTTTCAAAACCCCAGTTTTTATTATTTGAAAAGAAAGATGATTTAAAATCTGGATTAACTACCATAAATTCTGAATCGGGTGCAACTCTTTTGGCTTTTTCCTCTTCTTCTTTTGTAAGTCTAAGTGCAAATCTTTTTGGTTTGTATGGTCGTAATATTAATTTTTCACCTAATAATGTTTTTTCTTTTTTACTAATATAATAATTAATATGAATATCAGACGGTTTATCAGTATCTCTAGCATTAACTGTTATATCATTCCCTATAAATTCTACGTTATTATATAGAGAATTTAATCCATTTCCGTATAAAGGTTTTATCTTTTTACCAGTTTTTTTATGAATCTCTTCGGCTTCACCTAAGAACATCATATCGTCGCCTAGTCCCATAAGTCAACCTTTTTAAAATATTCTCTTGCTATAATGCTTGGTCTTTCACAATAGTTCATCTTAGCTCCACGTCTAAATATTTCACGTGCCATCCATGGAACATTCCAACTATCCGGAAATCTTTCATCATTTTCTCTTTTTCTTATATTAATATAAACATGTATATTTTCTATTGGCATTAGAAATTTAGCAACGTGCATCATACCAGAATCAGCTCCGACATGTAAAGAAGCTTTAGATTGTATATAGATGATATCATCTAAATCTTTATATTTTCCATTTCCACCTATAGGAATTATTTCGTATCCAGAATCTTTATAGAAATTTTCTATTTTTTCTATTCGTTTATCATCCCATCTATTAACTTGTCTATATAATTGTGCAGCATCCCATTGTGTAGTTATGAATTTTTCTGGAAGATCAATATTTCTTTCTTTTATATTTTCAGCTAAAGGAATTTTTTTAAATTTTTTAGATATATCTAAATATACTTTTTTATGTTTTCTTCCGTACCATATTATTTTAGTATTAAAACAATCTCCTGCATTTACAGAAACATTACCAAATGTAATTAAATTCTGATTTAAATATTCCATTAAATGTGAGTTAGGAGATTGTACATTAACCCTAGAGCCTTCAACTTTGCTAATCATATGAGCTAAAAATAGATGATCTATCTGATCACCGAGTGGTCTAGGATTATCTTCACACGCTAATGTATGATAATTAATTGCTAGCATTATATCCCGTACGAAGTACTTAGATTAATATTATTAAATTTTATTGGACTCGGAATATAATATTGCATTTTAACGTTATGAGAATTAATCATAAAATCAGATTGGTCAATACCATATTTCATTACATTAGTTAATAATTTTTTAGCTCCGGCCGGAGTAATAGCATATGCTCCAGTTCCAGGTGCCATAGCAGAACTAATCCATTTATTTTCTTTATAATAATTTAATGGCCAATTACTGGGCCAATCGCTTAATCCGAAACTTGGCCATACATAATCTTTGAATTGTTTTAACGCTAATTTATTCGGAGGTTTAAATACAAATTCACAATTGAGTATTAAATACTCATCAAATTCTACATTATCCCAAGAAGTAGTACATATAGCATCATGTTCTATAAATGCCATAGGTAAATCTTCATCTACGACTTCTTCCCAAAATTTAATATGATTAATCGCACAAGACATTTTAGTCAAATACTTATTATAGTTTTCATTTTTAAAATCGTGTAATCGACTATTTTCTATAATATTCCAACCGAATTCTGGATAATCTTCTACAGTTTTAGCAGTAATACCAGGTCTTAATTCAGCATTCCAATTATGTTTATAAAATGAACGTAATGCTTCATTTGCTTGCTTTACAGATTCTTTATGATCTTTTATATAGTATATTTGTGCTTTCATATTTTATGACTTTTATATTCCGATATTTCAGAGTGAGTATATTTGTTTATAAGTTTTTTAAGACGAGCTCTTTCATCATTTAATATATAAACAGCTCGAGCAGCTTCGATAAAATGTTTACCGAAATTTTCATCTACTTCATGAGATCTTTTAGTATCTTCTATTAACCACAAATGACTATTAATCGTCTTAAGTGATTTATATAAACCTTCGGTTATAATATTAAGATATATTTTTTTAGATTTTCTTTTTAATAAATCTAATTCTTTTTGGGCTTCAGCAATACCCATTGATACTTTTATTTCTAATATAGAAATTTTATCTAATAATTCACCATTACTAACTGGTATTTCAATCATAACCTACTACTGCAACTCTTTCAATATCATCTTCTATACATTTAGTACCATATTGTATTTCTATAATTTTAAGTGGTTTTTCTGTTTCATTTGATAACATATGCCATTCACCTTGACCAATATGCAAAGATTCATGAGCATTATAAATTCGCTGAAGTTCCATATCACTAGAAACATTTAAAGTATATACAGATGCTTTTCCTTCAGAAACAAACCAATGTTCGGCTCTTTCTTTGTGTTTTTGCATACTAAGTCTTTTACCTGGTTCAACTGTTAATTCTTTAACTTTAACTTCTTTACCAGATTCATGTAGTACTCTATAATAACCCCAAGCTCTTTCTGTTTTTGGTTCTTTCCAATCTCTCAATATCCAACTACTAGAATTTTTCTTATCACCACCTACGTTCCAAGCAAATTTAACAAATGGGTGATTTGAAAATTTATCATATTCTGGGATATTAGTTTCATTTCTATCTCCACCATTAGCAAAGATTACTGAATTGCCGTATTCTAATACTAATTCAATTGCTGCATTAGCAGTATTATCGCTATCATCAAATTCTATAACAGCTCTTACATCTTTTATATTTTCTAATATAGCTTTTCTTTCTTCAAATGGCATAAAGAATCTACCTTTTTTTCTTATGAGCCATTCATCAGAATTTAATCCGATAATAAATTTATCACCTAGCTTTTTTGCTTCATTAAAATATGTTGTATGCCCGCTATGGATAGGATCAAATCCTCCAGTTACCAGTACCGCCGCGGGCTGCGTTACGTTTCCAGTCATATTACTCATCTAAATGTTTCCACTCCACCAAAATGTTCATCAAAATTATATTCTAATTTACTGATCTGATCTTTTAATGCTAACTTTTCTCGTTTTAATTGTTTTAGTTTTTCTTTATGAATAGGGTCTCTTGTATGATCTCTTTCCCTTTCCATTTTGGCCACTTTTTTATCTAGCTTATTATGTTCTAATCTAAGTTCAGCTAAGCTAAGCTCCATTAAAATCTCCTTTATTTACTTTTCATTCCGCCCTTATCAAAAGCTGCAAAACCCATAAATGCACCAACTATACCAGCTTGTGCTAAGTAAAATAAATTTGATATATCACTCAATAATTGTATTCTTTCATCTGGAATAATAGGAGTAAACATAACAGCAGTAAAACCCACCATAGAGCCTAAGGCAACCCATGCCATATTTCTTTGATGCATTTGTTTTCTGTTTTGTCTTTTTACTTCTTCAGCCAATTGATAATGTTCCATTTCAGCATCACTAACGACTCCATCGTTATTGATATCTAAATCATTAAATTTCGATCCCTCTTGTAATCTTTTTGCTTTTACTGCCATATTGTCCTCGAATTATTTTTGCTATTTCCATTGCTTCATTAAATCCATCACGAAGAGAATTTGATTTATAACCTTCTTCTATAAACCATATGATAGTATCTATATCAGATTGATTTGGCATATTAAAATTTTGAGTTATTTCTTCAAATTGATACCTTAAATTAAGAACTTCAGCCTGAGATAATTTCATATACGTCCTTCCAGTTTGACATTAATGGTATTTCACCAGAATCTTCCATCTTGACATGAGGATGTTTCATTAATAATGATTGTAATCCTAATTCTTGGCCAAGTATGGCATTTTGAACTTTATCTTCGATCCAATAATGGCCTTGATACCAATCAGAATACTTTGATAAGACTTCGTCTTTATCAGCACCTGTATCGAGATAAACAAATTCTTCGAAGACTTGTTCTCCAAAGATATTCTTTAAATTCATTGTTCTTAATGTCTGAGCATGCGGGTTCATAGATAATGAACTAATTACAATAAATTTGCAACCGCATTCCTCATGTAACTTTTTTACGTATTTAACTGAGTCGTATAATGGAGGAAGAAATCCTATATTAGCCGACGAATTGAACTGTAAGATATATGGCATTATCTCTTCTCGAGACATTTCATATCTAAAAGCTTGGTCATATAATCTAACATCGCCTCTTGCATATACGCCATGTTCTCTCATCATCCAAGCATCAAACGGGTCTCTCCAATTAAGAAGAACACCATCACAATCTACTAATATCGTATTCATGCGACATTCCTTCTTTGAGCGTTCCAAAGACTCGCTATATAATTTCTAACTATTTCAAGTTGAAAAGATGACATATCTTTTAAAAGATCAACAGCTATATTTTGTGCTTGTTCACACGTATTAGATTGATCTATTAATTCTTTTACGTATACTCTAGAACAAATTTGTTCTTCTGTATCTATTATATAATCTTTCATTTTTGCCATAAAATAACTCCTCTTTTTTTATTTTATAGGTATATTATACAGCGAAAAAATCCAAATGTACACGTTTATTTTCATTTTATATGATTTTTTTTAATGAAACATTAATCTTCTATTATATTCATCTCGCGTTTTTATCATTAAATCTATCCAATCGTCACGAGTTTCTTTATACATTACTGGATGAAAGTTATCAACATCCATAACAACACGAGTAGCATTACAAGGCATACCTGTACGTTCTTCCCACATAACTGCATATGCTGCTAATTGAGCAAAATAATTAGGAATATCTGATTTTTTCTTTGGTCTTTTAGATGTTTTAAAATCTATAATAGTAGGTACACCATCCCATTCCGCAACACAATCACATGTACCAGCTAATTTTAAATGATCACTATATAATGGTACTTCTGTAGCAAATACTTTAGTAATATGTTTATCTAATAAAGGTTTTAAATTTTGAAGAGATTGTTGAATATGAGGCATAAAGTCAGAAGTATCTTCACCGTGTAAATATTTTTCTAAAATTGAATGTACAGCTGTGCCTCTATTAGCAGCTTGTATTCCAATCTGATTGGCTTTTTCTTCACCAACTCTTGCTTTCCAAGCTCTAATTTTATCTTCATTTATAATACTGAGGACTGTAGTAACGCTAGGATAAGCATTACCATCAAGAGTGAGATAACGCCTACCATCTTTATATTCAGTACGCTCCAAGTCATCATATCCCATATCAATTTTTTCATGTATAAACTCCATATTAAACCTTTATTGTATTTCCTTCACCTGATCTTTTCTTTATTTCTTTTAAATGATCTTTCCATCCATCACTAGTATGTTTACTAATGCTACCAACACCACTCACTATTTTTGGTGTAGTTAACATTTGTACTAAGTCAGGATCACCATTTAACATTTCTTGTAATTCTTTCCAATTACAAAAAACCTCTGTTATTTCTTGTGATTTTTTATTACGCAGCTTGTATGTCGGCACCTTGATATCCTTTCCACCAATCTGGAGCTTTACGACCCCATTCCCACTTCGCAAATGGTTTTGCAATATGATAATAATTACGATATGCTTGCACAGCATCACTTTCTACTTTACAATCTGGATAATGAGACATTGCTTGAGCAAATTCAGTTAATCCAATATCACGCATATTCTTTGGAGGATCTTTAAGTAATTTACCTAATTTATCCCATGTTGCATGAATTTTATTACGTCTAAATTGATATTCTTTGGCCATACCTCTAAAATGTTCAAAGTGCCATTCATAATTTGAAACTGATTTTGCAGTCCATGTAGTACATGGATGATATTTGTGTACAGCAAGATAATATAATTCATCTCGCTCATCACCAAATGTATAATATGTTTGAGTTGTTTTACCAGATTTAGATTTACGTTTTTCTGGTATGCCATCTAACATACGATGTACGGTACTAAGCATTTGTGCAGATTCTACAATCATTTTTGGTATATGTTTGTCGCATAGCATAGTAGCTGCAGTATATGGATCTTTGTGTAAAATAAATATATTCATAATTATATTATACTACGTTTTTAAAATAAAGTAAACGGTTAAATTCTAGGAAGTCTATCTCTAGGTACATCATTATCGTATACACCAGTTAAATCGGGATTTCCAGTAGTTAATCCTGGAAATGCTTCTTCTACAATTGCTCTAGTTATACCTTCTGGTTTTTTCTTATTAATCATATTAATAACTACTTTAGCATCTTCTGGGTGAATACCTTCTAACAAACCAATAAAAAGACTTTCTCTTTTTACCACACTTAATTTATCACCGGGTCCGCCTTTAAAGAAATTTCTAAATTGAGTGTTTTGTCTATGTAAATTTGTTGGAGCATTATGCGGATCTGAAGGTTTATATGGAGGTTCACCTAATGGAAGATTCCATTCTACATTTTCGTCAAATGTTCCACCTAGCACATCTTTTAATGCCCAAGATTCATTTTTTCTAAGTATAGCTATCTTATCATTTTTAGCTCTACTTTTTCTTACTTTATCTAATATTTCAAATATATCTAATCTTAATTTATTAACTGGAGCCATAATTTATTTCCTTCTTATATGTTTTGAATGAATTTTACAACCAATAAATTCATTATAGTAATCATCGCTTAATAATACATCATTTTCAAATTGCAGTTTAGCTTCGTAATAAGACATTTCTCCTTTTGTCTTACAAAGTTTAAGTATTACTCTTTCGTAATTACTTGTCCCTTTTCGTTCAACGAGTATCTGAACTTCTTTATTTGATCCATAATATTCTTTCCAATCTGATTCGACTCTTGTTTTAACTCGCCGTTTTCTCTTAGAATTTTTTGGTAATGTTTTAGGCCGCCAGAAGTTCTTTTTACCGATATATTTCTTGTTTGTATCCAATTCTCTGATGACATATACGAACCCTTGGTAATCTTCGGGTGTATTATCGAATTGCTTATCATTATATAACCAAACCATATAAGTATATATCATTCGTCATAATCTATTCCTATATCATCCATTACTGATTCTGGTTCAACTCTACGTCCACACATCGGACAATATTCAGGTATAGAATCTGCTTTAACTTCAGTTTCTTCACCGCATTCTTGGCATTCTATTAAATATTCATCCATGAGTTGCTGGATTCCCTACTGGTAATTCCCAAATTCTTTTTTCGAGTTCATTATAACCACCAATATATTCTTCACCAAAAAAGACTGCTGGTACAGATTTAATATTAGGAAAGTCTTCCATAAACTTTACTCGTGAAATATCTTTGCCTATAATCTTATTATCATATTCAACACCATAATAATCTAAAGTATTTTTTGCAGCAATACAAAAATTACAAACCGGTTCTTCTCTAGTATAAAGTAAAACTCTTCCAAAATTAACCGTTCCCATTATATTTCACATCCGCCTGCAGTACAAGCTAATTCCTGCGATGCTATAGTTGTATCTTCTTTTTCATATTCAGCTAATTTACTCCAATCAACTTCTTTTGGCATTTGAGCAAATAGTGCACTAAATTCGTCATGTGTACAATCTTGATACGGAGCTTGTTGATATGTATGATCGCTAAATGGTAAAAATGAAACACCTGACATCCAATCAAAGTTTTTATAAACCCAAGCGCCCACATCCATCCATTCACTTTCTTTAACAGAAATAGTAACAGATGGTTTATGCTCACACCAATATTTTTGATAAGTTAACCAATGTTCTAGTTGATCAATTGCACCCATATCTGTTCTAAAGATTGCTTTTTTATCAACTTTCATTGGAAATGAAAATACTGCAGTATGACTTGGATTCATTATATCATCTTCAACTGGAAAACCAACGTCTGCCATCATTTTTGTAAGTGGATCCTTTTTATCTCCACGAACAGTTCTTATATAATATGGATTATGTCTAGCATGAATACCAGAAGCAGCATCAGTTAATTGTGATACAGTACCAGATGGTTTAACACAAGTAATAGCAGCAGATTGAGGTATTCCAATCATATCAGCAAATTTCTTATTTGTATCAATTGCTCTTTGTTTTAATCTAGTTAATGTTTCCTTTAGGTTTTTATTCTTTGAACTTGTTATAGGAGAATCCATTATACCAGTTAAAGATACTCCGAGCAATCTTTCTTCTTCACAATTCTTATTCCATTCTTTACTAACATATCTAAAATTAGTTAAAGTAGATTGTATAGTACCAAGTATTGTTGCTAGTTCTATTTTTTCTAGTAATGATTCTTCTGTATCAGTTGCTCTAATAACAACTTCAGATAAATTACAAAATTCTCTGTCTCTTAAAATAATTTCAGAACATGGATTAGTACCAAAATCGTATCCCGTAGTTTTTCTTCGACCATTTCTTTCTGCTTGTTTTGTAGCAGATTCACGATTGAATATGCCTCTTTCACCTGATTTTGAATCATATAAAGCTTTCCATTCGTCCATAAAGATTCCAATATCAGGAGTTTCTTTATATGCTGCAGAGTTGTTGGCTAATGCTCTTTGACCTTCTGTATTCCACCATTGACCAGCTTTTGCATGTCGCATTCTGTCGTCAGAGAGATTTGATAGTGAAATCAGCGCAGATCTTCTAACACCGCCAACAACAACTATTTCGGCAATCTTACAAACTATATCATGACACTCAATAGAAGTTAATTTTCTACCAGGAGAACCTTGAAATTTTTCTACTGTAAATCTAAATAGACCATCTAATGGTTCAGGACCAGATGCTCGACCGCCAAATGTTTTAAGAGGTGTTCCTGCAGGTCTTAACTTTGATAAATCCCAAGTTGGTATTTGTCCAGAATACAACATAGCTATAAGTTCTTTATAAGCTTTAGCCCAACCTAATTTAGAATCTGCTACTGATATAATTGTATCAGTTTTAAAAAATTCTTCAGCCACTTTAGGTAATTGAGAAACTTCTTGTCGTTCTACTGAAAATCCTACTCCGGTTCCATTCATTAAAATATATAATATTTCATCGAAAGCTTGAACTCTATTAACAGCCACATAAGAACAATTATATCCTGCTATATTTTCTTTTTTTAATGCTTCACCTGCAGTCATAAGACATCTCATTGAAGGCATTATTTTACAATCTAAAACTGCTTGTTCTAATTTATTTCTTAATTCGGGCTTTAATTTATATTTGTGCATCTCCATTAGATGCTCTTCAAAAAAATTAAAATATCTTTCGATAGTTTCTGACCAAGTTTCTCTTCTATTTTCTTCTGGTAACCATCTTGAATATCTGGATAAATGTATAAATTCTTGGTATAAAGTTGGCAAATGATTATTGCGGCTGACGGACATTAGCACCTCTAGTTTTAAATTTTCTGATTTTATTATTGGTAGTCTTATATATGATTATAACACATATAAAAGTGAATGTACACGTAAAAAATTAAAAATATTTTTTTAACATTTCAATACGATCATTGGCCATGGCCATTTTATCTAATTCAGCTATAATAGCTTCTGTTATATCAGAATGTTCACCTATACCTGCAGGCATAGTCTTATATACTTCAATATTAGCTTTATGAACTGCGACTTGTCCTTCTGCTTGTAATCTACACGCTTCTAATAATTGTTCTCCAACTTTCATTTCCAATTTTCCCTTTCATTAAATAAATATGGATTAGTTTCTAATTCATGTATTCTAACTTCTAAATCATCTATTTTTTTAGTTATATGAGGATATTTTTTTCTCCAAGCATCTTCGGGTTGTTGAAGCCAGGTCCATCCCCATCTATTAACTAAATAGTTGATTGTTAAATCTACTTTAGCATAAGTCCATAAACCTATACGTGTTGTAGATATATATGCAACGAATATAGCTCCAAATATAGAACCTGCTATTGCTGTATATATCCATAAGCGATCACTCGCCATTCTTTCAATCATTTCCCACATTATAGATGCCTTTTAAGATTATCTGCATATCCAGTAATACTATGATCGTATAATCCATCAAACAACTGAAATTTCTTTAAAGCTTTCCAACGACCTCTCATTGAATCTTTAAATTTCTGCCATATTGTTAAATTACGAATATTACCGTAATAATTAATATATTGTAAATTGCCGTGATGTCTAAAACCCATTAACCATAATGGAACAGTCGGAACTATATCATTATTATTTCTGAATCTATAATGTTCTACATCACAACCATCACAAAATTCACGTCCTCCAACTTTAGGAGAACCGTATGTATATAATATAGGATATCTTTCTTCTAATCTACTAGCACATAAAGTAGCCATTGCTCCACCTAAACTATGTCCAGTTATCCAAATCTTTTGTTTCTTTTTATCAATTAATCCAGTAATATCATTCCATAATTTTCTAAGTTCAGTTTTAAATCCCATATGAACTCTACCTTCGGTCTTAGATTTTCTTTTAATAGCAAGTAAATCTGCTTTGACGTCAGAGAATTGTTTTGGTTCAGTACCTCTAAATGCTATAATCAAATGATCTTTATTATTAAATATATGAGCCTGTGCTCCATCATTATCTAAAAATTTATAACTTTTAAATCCTATTTTCTGTAATTCTTTTTTAGCACGAGTTCCATCGTGATAAGCTAATGCTGATACTTCAGCAAAAAAATATGATAACCAATTATGATCATCAAATTTTAATTCTTCGCAATGTTCAAAGAAATTTCTCATTCTGTCTCCCCTGGTTCTTTTGTCACCGCTTTTTCATAGTACAATATGACTTGATTTTGTTCTTCTATAAATCTTTTAATCTGTTCCATATTTAATGCTAATGCCTGAAAACTAGATGCTGTCATAGCATATAATACAAATTCACCTTGAATTTCCTTTATATTATCTATAACTTCTTGTAAATTAGATTCAGTAATTACTACAATATCTGAATCTTTCATTTGAATAGGATCAGGTCGTCTTACTACCTGAATAATAGGTGCTTCTATTCTTGGAGTTTCAACTATTGTTGGAACTGTTACTATTTCTTTTTCAAGGCCCTTGCTGCACGCATTCAGTGTTACTAGCACAGTCAATAGCCCCAAAGAATAAGTCAACTTGTTCATTTATTCTACCTTCGGTTGCATTTGGATCGGCAAGACTATTCTTAATTATATCAGTATTAGCTAATAGTTTTGATATAGCCCTATTTGCTTCTTTTATATTTTGGAGATTAGTATTTAATTCATCATTAAGTTTTTGTTGTTTCTCTAATGCTGCTTTAAATTCTTCGATTTCTTTTTTTACACTAATTTGATATTGTTCAAATTCTGCAGCAGTTTGTTTCTGTGCAGTTTCTAGCTTTGCATTATTTGCTGTAAGGATTGCTATTCGTGCTTGAGTTGAAGAATAGTATTGATAACCTAAATAACCAATTCCACTTAACACTAATAACAATAATAATATAGGATATAATCTAACCATTTAATATCCGGAATACTGTCTAAACCTTTTTAATAATACTGGTGGTTTATCTTTTCTTCTACGCCTATCAGTCATATTTATTGGTCCTTTATCTGGAACCGGAAGACCAACTCCGCCAGTAGTTACTGTTTCTGTTGCAACTTTCTTCTGACGTTCTCTTCTCTTTTGCATAATAGAATCAAGTTTATCTTTTGCATAATTTACTGATTTATTAACTACTGCAGATGCTCCACCAGCCATGGCTGGATTAATTTTAGTAATAGCTTGACCTATTTTTGGTGCAGCATATTTACCTACCTTATATGCAATTTTAGCAGCTGGTATAACCCATTCCTTTTGTTCTTTTTCTTTTTTAGGTTTAGGTTCAACAAGTTTTTTTCTATCTAAAACTTTATTGATTTTTCTAAGTAATTGTGCTCTTCTATCGTCTGGTCTCATCTGCTTATCTCTACGTTTGTTATATAAACTTCTTGATTAGTTTTTAAATGAATTGCTGGATATACGTTTAATCCAAATACATTACCAACCGGTTGACAATCTTCACTAATTCTAACCTGATCTTTAGCTAATACTAATTCTTCGTATGTAGAATTAACTACTTTAGAATCTTTTAATCTATAAACACCAGGTGAAATTGTACCGTCTTCTAATATAAACCATTGATTATCTTCTGACAAAAAATCTAAACTTTTTAAATTTGCTTTCTCAAGTATTTTTTCTAATTGTTTATCATTTAAATCATATTTTTCTTTAATTAAAAGTAAACCTGCTGCTAGACCTCCTAATCGACTTTTACCGCCCGGAACTTTAGAAATTAATCTTTTAGTATTTGCGGCTAAACGTATAAATGGAGTCCAAGCATCTCTTTTTTTAGAATCGGTTAATCCAACTCCTTTAATTCTTTTACCAGTATCATCTATAATTCCTTCTTTATAAGCATCCCATTCTTCCCATTTCATAACTAACATTCGAATAAATCGAAAAGTATAAACTAAATCAGCTGCACCCTTTAAAGATTCTTTTATTAATTTCATATTTTTCTCAATCTATCTACTACTGTTGGATCCATTGGTATTCCTGTTTTCTGATCCATTTTTATATAATTTAATTTAATCAAAAATGGTTTTATTACTGGCCAATGTTTTTCATCCAATTTTAATTCAAGAATATTTAATGCCGCTTCATTACCAAAAGAATTAAATACAACTATTAAATGATTTAATATAAGTCTTTCAATCAATTCATCGTTTTCTAAATAGCGATTAACTAAACGCTTAATATATTTAAATCGCTTTAAATCCTCATAAAATTCTTCAATATCTGAAAATTGTGGCTTATAATAATGCTTTGCAGCATATAAAAACAAGTTTTTTTCAGTAAGCTCATTAAAAATCATAATATATTATATATGATATTTTAAGCACTAATACCAGAGGCTTCAAGTTCTTCAACTAAAGAAGTTTTATTTTTTCTTCGATCTAATTCAATTCCGTGTTGACGACCAAGATCTTCTAATTCTCTTTTAGACATATCCCATAATGATTTAGCAGATGGTGCTTCAGTTAGCATTTCTACTACCGGCTCTGGTGGAGGAGGTGGCGGAGGTGCTACTGGTCGCGATCCTTCTGGCATCCATCCAGTATATTCATTAATATCAGCTTGTGATATTGCTTGAGATTTTAAAAGTTCATTTGTTCGCGGATCTCTCCAACCCTGGGTTGACGGATACGCGTATGATATCCAATTAGGTGGTGATATAGCCATTATTTTTTATTCCTTTTCATTTTCTTCTTTGTGAGCCCACTTATTATGAGTTAATTCATAACCTTTAATTTTTCTAATTTGTTGAGGAGTTTTCTTAGACAAAGTTACATGTTTAATCAAATCAGGATTATTTGCTGGAGTAGATGGATCATCCCAATGATGTCCTCGTGCTATACTTCTTTTATCAGCACTTCCGATTCCCTTTGTACGTCTAATATGTCGATCAGTAGTCGATTTTTTTGGATTTACTGATGGTGAATCCTGATATCTTTTATATTGTTTAAAAGCTTTTTTACGATAACTATCAATGGTCTTTTGACTTATTTCATTAACCGCAGTTTCAGTTTCATCTTTTTCTTCAACTTCTTCAGTTTTAGATTCTTCTGCTGGTTTTTCATACATTGATTTATATGCAGCTGCAATACTTTCAGTTGATTTCTTTGTTGAATACCAATCTGAACTAACTGATTCTAAAGCTCGAGCTTTAGGAGCTGCTGGATCTACCATTGGAGTACCAGGTTTAACTATATTTTTATCTCCTATTTGAGAATCACCGGGTCTAGCTTTAGCTCTTCTAGGACCAGCTTTTTGAGCTGCTTCAGCATCTGATAAAGATAATTTACGAGTTGTATCGATATCAGGATTTCCAGCCTTAGCATCAGCAGCCATATCTTTAGCTCCTTTACCTTTTAACTTTTCATCCCAGCTATCACGATTATTTGTATGACCATGACCAGGTCCTCTTTCTAATACAGTATTTAATGCTGTACGAATTCTACTTTCTTTAGCTTCCATTTCGCTACCTTTTTTATTACCTTTCATCTTTGGATTCATAACTGCAGTTTCTCCATTATTACCTTCAGGCTCATCTTCAGTAGAAGATTTTTTACTTATAGCCTTACGTCTTTTATGAAGGTATTTATCTGTTTTATCAACATCACCGTCATTATCAATATCTTTATCATCACGTTGGTCAAGTGTACCTGCTAATTCATCCTTATCAACTGGATCTAACTTTACTTTTTTCTTTTCGTTTACCTGGTCCTTATTTTGAATAAAATAACTGGCCGCAGGATTTTCTATAAAACTGAATGTCATTTTTTTCTCCTTACATCCATAATTGCGCTGATATAGAGCCTACAGCAGCTATTATTACTACCCAGAATAATTTATTTACTAGATTGACAGTCCGGGCATTTTCGTCAACCTTATATTGTATATCGTCTAATTTAGCTGATAATTTATTCATTCTTTCATACATTTTATCGTAATCATTTTTCAATCCTGTAATCTTCTCCTCTGCTCGAGCCATAGAAATCATGGCTTCACCTAGTTTATCAACTTTTTGTTCTATTCTGGTTAATCTATCTTCTGTATTGTCGACCATTATTTTTTCCCTTTATTACGCTCCACAACAATACCTTCGTTAATTAACCGTTCTCTATTCTTTAGGTGTTCTGCTTCAATTTCATCTTTATTCTGACCATAATAAGCTACACCATAACCTTCGTCTATCATAATTTCAGTAAGTTTTCTTTCACTATCTGTCGCAGCATGATATACAAGAAAATCTCCTAAAATTCTACCAAATTTACCTTTTGCATCTGATCCACTTTTATCTATTTCTGTTTTTAATACAGACATTTTTCCGATAGGTAAATAAGCTTTAACATATTCTTTTGCTAATAGTCCAAATTGTTTTTCCATTAAATCTCGAGTCCGAGACTCTGGAGTATCGATTCCCATCATACGAACTCGTTCGCGATGTAACCAAACTCCAAAGCCCAGATCAATATCAACATCAACGGTATCACCGTCGACAACTCTTAATATTTTCGCTTTATATTCATACATGATTAGTTATTAGGCATCCTTTCGTTGCCAGATGGCCCATAGTACCCAAACAGCAATTAAACCTATTACTCCTTGCGATCCTAGTCCAGCGATCATTTCTGAAACGTTATCAACTACGCTTAAGCCTGAAGGCATAAAAGGCATATTGCCTAACCCTAAAACTTCTGCTATGATAACTAGTGCAGCCAAACTAACACCGACTTCTGCCAATGCTGAGGCCCAACTTCTAATTGATGATAATACTTCCATTATTCCTCCATTAATTGGATTGGGTGAAATTTACCATTAAACTCTTTCATTTTAATCTTTCCTTCTCCGCATTTCCACTGGGGTCCACCTTCCCCCTGACTTCTCAAGATCTTTCGCTTAGTTGATAGACATTTAGATAACGATTCTTTAGGCGTAAACTCTAATGCTTCTCCATTAACAAACATGTACAAAATAAACCCTACAAACATTTCCATGCCAATTACTCCTTTTTATCAGGTTCCACGACAATCCGTTCATACAGGGTATCCTTTAATTCTTCTATTCTATTCTCTAATTTAGTTATTCTAGTCTCAAAAAAATCTAAAGTTAATTTCTGCTGTTGATCATACGGTGCGTTACCACTTTCTATATCATTAGCTAGTTTTTCTAATTGTCCAGCTAAATGTTCAATCAACATAAATTGTTCACTATCAGCGGGTAAACTACCCATTTCACCTCGTGGCCATTTTATACGAAACTCAGTATTTTCAACTACATCACTATGCATCAACGTTTGATTAGTTTCAACATTATTTAATCGTTCAATAATTCCAAAGTATGCCCATGTCGCGACAGCAACAGCTACAATAATACTAATTATATTTCGTAGCGGTAAAGCTACCTCAGAATTTTCATTTACTTTTGTTGCCATAATATTATTTATCCTCTAACAAAAAATTGGCACATACTATAATTTGTCATCATTCACTGTCAAAAAATTGACACTTATCTTCTCATTGCTGCTCTTTGAGCATCCTTTCTCTGTCTTGCTATTCTATACTGTTGCATATATTTACTAGCTAATCCTTGATTTCCACTAAGTGCAGCAGCATTTGCTTTTTGTTTTAAAACACCCGGTTCTATATCTTCTTTTTGGCCAGGAGTACATTTTTTAGCTTTAGCAGTGGCTTCTGGTGTACCCCATTCTGGTTTAGTATCCAACATAGTAGCAATTTCTTTAAAGGTTTTCATTCTTCTTCTTTTCCAGATGCAATATTTCTATACATCATTTTTACCTTTGATTTAGGCATTCTTTGAACATCTAAAATCATTGATGGTTGTTTAACTATTTTTCTAAGTTGACCCTTAATTCCTGAAGGACTTTTACCTACCATAATCATATCAGGCAATCCTTCAACTGAAACTTTAAACATCATTCCATCTTCATCTCCAGTAACCAAACCTTCTGCCATATCCCTAAATCGTTTCATTTTTTATACCGAACCTATAGCATGAGCTAAAGCACCTGCAACTGAAGCTGCTGGACCGTATTTTTTCGCTTTATCTTTAGACCAACTTGAAAATCTGCTTATCTTACCAGGACTTTTTTTCTTTTCTGCCTTTGCTGCATCTGCTTGAGTTTTTGCTGCATCATCTTTTGCTTGTTGAGCAGCCATTCTATCGTGTTTTATAGCATCAGGTGTAGATTTATTTTTAGCTAAAAAATCTTTTTTCTTTTTATCTATTCGTTGTTTCAAATCTGAAGCAGAAAATCTAGGATCTGGAGCTGGTGGAGATGCATTTGATGGTTTGATTCTAGTCTTCATAGAATTCGGATGCATTCCTGGACCATACTTTTTTGATTGAAATGGTCCTGATGTCTGTTCTTTTTTTACATCCTTTCCACCCTTTGTTGGTGCAAAAGCAGCTCTCATTTTATCGAGAGTAAGATGTGGAGGATATTTCTTCTTACCAGTTTTAGGGTCAACTGCATCTGGATGTCCTTTTGGAACAGAATATGCTATACCAGTTGGACCGTATGCTTTATCTTCTTTATTAAATTTAGGAGCTGCTACTTTTTTAGTAGTTCTTTTCCAAACATCATGAGGTTCTTTGCGCTGTTGACCTGACCTATGAAGACCCCAACCTGGTCCTTTAGGTCTTTCTCCTACAAGTGTCTTTACAATTTCAACACCTTCTTTATGTACTAAATCTTTATCTAAATGTTTACCTCGACCTTTTAATCCCATTTTATTTGGGGAAATGCCCATTGGTTTAATACTAAAGCTTTTACCAGTATGACCTTGAGCTTTTCCAGGAGGTAATTGCTTAGCGCCCTTCTTCTTCATAAATGCATCAATTGCGGCTCTTTCTGCGTCAGTTGTTTTATCTTCAGATTGAAGAACTTTTCTAATATTATCAGGACTACCAATTAACTTTGCTGATTTTCCAGATTTACCAATTAGTCTATGTGTAACACCATGCTTTTTCATTAATGCTTGAAAGGCTGGATCATTATGCTTTCCGCCATATACTACACCACTTCCATGGCCATGTCCACTCATATAAGCTTCTGTTTTCTTACCAAACATTTTCCCGACTTTACTTTTAACTGCATCTATTGCCTTCTGATGCATCGGCCGATTAGCTAATCTTTCTTTTTCTTTTTTTGCAGCTTTATCTTTTTCCCAGTCTGCAACAACTTTATCTCGGTGCATTTTAGCTTGTTTTTTTTGTGCTTTAGTAAAAGGTTTATCAGAAACATGAAAATAGTATCGGTACTTTTTTTTCTCTTTTTTTGGTTTTGTAGGTTCAGAGGCCTTTTTAGTAGTTTCACTATCACGTTTTTTACGGCGTTCTTCATCATCGCGACGGCGTCTTTCTTCATCATCGCGATTTTTATTTAAATAATTAACTGCTGCAGCAGCACCACCAGCTGCTGCACCAAAAGATTCTTTTGCAGGAACCATAGCTTTACCAGTTAATTTATTAACAGCAGTCTTTATACCTTTTTGCATTTTCACATAATCACGAACACCCCTTTTTCTTCGCTCAGAACTATGTGGATCATTCATCATATATCCAGCATGTGGCAAATCATCTGCTCTTTTCTTAATATATTTTGCTGCCAAATCTTTAGATATTTCATTAACATTAGCTTCTTTTTTAGTCTTAGGAGTTATAATTTTTACAGACTTCAAACTGTCCGGTTTATCACTATGTACTACACGCTTTGCTTCTGTTGCAGGAACTTTAATTTTATCTTTATTCTTAGTTAATTTATCAACTGCCATATCTACACTTTTTGTATGCTTTACAAAATCTTTAACACCCTGGTGTCTTCGCTGTTTATGTATACTACCCATCTGCTGACCAGCATATGGTATATCACGATGTGTTCTTTTCTTAATATATCGTCCTGCCAATTTTGCAGATATTTCATCTACTTGTGTTTCTTCATTCTTTTTAGAAAGATACGCAGCTATAGCCATATCTCTTCTATCTTTTGCAGATTTACCAGCAAATTGGGGAGCATCTGAAGCTCTAAAATCTTTTATCCAAGATCCCATTCCATCTGAAACTTTAAGTGGCATTACGTTGTTCTCCTATTCATTTTGATAGCTTTTTGTAATCTTGCTCTATCTTTAATTGCGTCTATTCTATCTGAATATCTTTCTTTTGCTCGTGCTATTTGTGCTTTAGCTATTTTATCAGGACTTTCATCAAATATTTTAAATCCTGATATATTTCTCATTTTTTCATATGCTTCAACTGCATCTAACCAAACATTTTTTGGTTTATTCCAATTATTATTTTCTAATACTAAATAATTAGAACCTTTACGAGTAATAAGTGCTATTTCTTTTGTTTCTTTAATTTTTACTTTATCGCCAACATTGAAGAGTTGACCATCAATATATTTTTCTCTTGTTTCTGATACGGCTTTTAAGGAAACATGATTCTTAAATTCTTTTTGTTCTTTTAATCCCATACCAGATCTAACTGAATTATAAATCTTTTTTGCTTCAGCATTTGATACATTTTTTGGAAGGCCTTGAGAAAATGAAGTAAAATCTTTTTCCATAACAGCTTGTCTCATCTTTGAAGCTGACATTCCTTTTGCACCATCTGCGTCTGGATCTCTATCTCCGGCAGATACTACATTAATACTTTCAAAATTATAAAACCCGTGTCTAGATTTTTTTCCGTTATATTTATTTAATAGAACTTCAAATTCGTTAATTCTATCTGAACCAACTACCATAGCAATTCTTTTATAACCTTCAGAATATAGTTTACTTGCTACATCTAAAGCGTTTTTTATTTTAGTATCTGACATTATTTGTCGAGCGTGCTTAGGAAATATTTTCCTCGAGAATTTAACTTTCTCATTAAAGTGTAGAGGGTTTTTCTTTTTATCTGTTGTTTGAGAAAGATAAACTCTATATGGATTTTTACCTGATTTTTCTGAAAGTTTATTCATTAATTTTTCATGGCCGATAGTTGGAGGATTCATACGACCAAATGTAAAAAATACGGTACGTTCTTCTTCAGTTAGATATGATTTAAATGAACTTATCACTTGTGGCCCTTCTTTCGAGCTATTTCTTCTCTACGTTTAGTTGGTTTCATTCGTCTTGTCATTATTGCTATTCTTTTTTGTATAGCTGGTCTAGACAATCTTTTTTCTATTGATGCTTTTTGCGCATCAGATAAAGTTGATTTATCTTTTCCTTTTGTGAATTTTTTAGCTATAGCTTTAAGAGAAGATCTACGAGATCTTTTTGCTAATACTGGATCTCTAGCCATACGTCGTTTAGCGCGTCTTCTAGCAATTTTTAATTGCGTCTTTCTACGCCTAGCATCGCGTGCTTTTTTTCTTCTACCTGATATTGAAAGTACTTCGTCGAGTTCAGATGTTTCTTCTGATACAAATGTCCTGAATGACACTATAGCCATTTAATTTCTCCCTGGTTTATCCCATCCCTTTAATATAGTCGGGCTAAAGTTGGCAAATGAAAATTCCATTCTGTCAACAATCTTAACCGCATCACCACCAAGCTTATCGATTGCAACATAGCCTTCTTGACCAGTTAATCGATAGCCTTTTCGAGTCTTCAAAAACGTTTCTGTTCTATTCAACTTGTTTAGTATATTTATAAGTTTTAACTTCGCTAAAACTATAACTTTTTGCAATTCAAACATTTTTATTAAACTTTTTTTGTTTTTTTCTGAGAAAAACGACAAAATTTTGTTTAACTTTGCTTTTTGAGCTACTTTTCCTTGTTCTGTTTTCCGTTTAGATATTTCGGATTGGTATCGTTTTTTGATCCAAACCACGAGACCATTCGCATGACGAGTCGTATCTTGAACAACTTGACCTTTACGTACAAAGGTATTACCATATGTCTCAATAAGTTGAGCAAGATCTTCGTTAGACTCCAAAGTTTTAAGGGTAGTAGAACTAATTTGATTAAATAAGAACCCAGCTTTGCTAAGGTATCCATTAACTTCCTCCGTATCTTTTTTTGTCATCGTATAATTTGTCATATCTCTTAACATTGCATCTTGAGACCAGACATTAGTACTTTTATTCATTTTTGAAACATCAACACCATAAGAAGCCTTTAAAGTTTCAAAAGAATTACCAGTATAAGTAGTATGCCACACTATTCCTATCTTAGATTTTTTAATTCTTGTAGCCATTTCCGTATTCGCGGGTATGGCGTATACAATGGTATTGGGATGAAACGTAACATATTTTTTTCCTTTTATTTTTGATAAAGCCAAATCAGATCTTGAATATAAAAAATCTCCTTGTATTATTCCCTTTATTCCCAATTCTGGCAAATAACGTAATGCTTCTTTTAACTTAGTATTGAGATCACCAGAAGTATCATTATCAATATCATTGTCAGACTTATAGACTGTTGGAGATTTATTAAAGATGCCCTTTTTGGCCACAAAAAATCTACCATCACGAGGATCAATACCAGCAAAAACAGCAGGAGCACCATCCCATTTGACTGATACGGATCCAGCATGTTCTCCTCCTAAAGTATCTCTTAATGAACGTAAAGCTAATATTGCTTCACGTGTTCCTTTGACTCCACCATAGAGGACTTTGTCCTCAATATGAGTCATATGAGTATTTTTTTGTTCAGTTATAAATTCTGAGAAATTCATTGCCAAGCCTTTACATAAATCGAAGATTCCGCTCCCTTAGAACCTGCATAATTAACTAAATCTGTTATTATTAAATCAGATTTTCCATTTTTTTGATTTGCTACTAATGTAGAAGATACATATATAGCACCCAATTTACTGTGTATATCTGCCATTGGTCTTGATTGTAAACCATCCATAAATTGTTTTTTATCTAAACCTGAATGTACTTTACTAGCCATATTATAAAATACATTTGCATAACGTGATTTTCCACCTCGAGAATGCAAATCTTTAGCGATTCTAATAAGAGCTTTATTATCAGGAACTCTCTTATTTAATCGTTTTAAAAATGTCTGTTGTATTTCTCCCCAGCCAGCTCGACCACCTCGAGCAGTTTTTAATTGTATTTCAACATTAACAGATGCAAGTGCTGAAGATGTTCGAATATCCATTTTACCTGCATCAAATAATATATCTCCTTTTTTACTTCTCCAAAAATCTGATGCTTTCTTTGCAAATTTAGCCATAAGTGATGTACTTTTAAACTTATGAACATCAGTACTTTCTTCTTCGTTATATACTTTTAGCTTAAGATTTGAATCATTTAATATTTTTTTCAATGAAATACCAACGATAGTTTTATCATGGAAAGCTTTTACTAAAGCGCTATTTAATTCTTGTACAGAAGTATTTGGTAATAATCTTCTTAAATTTACTCCTCGTTTAATAGCCCATATATCTCCTGGATTCCATTTATCATCAGATAATATTCTCATTTTAGAATTTTTAAATGCTTCTTTCTTTATAGCATAAATTTCTTTCATAGCATCAGAACCACGATGTATGATATGACTACTATTTACGATGCCTCTCTTAATTAATGCTTTAGCCGTCCAATATGCTGACCAATGCCATGATGGATCTAATCCAAGCATATCTTCATTTTTAGTACCACCGACGTCTGTTTTTGCTGCTGCAGCTTCTAAATCTGAAGTTTTATAATCTTCAAATGATTTTATTCGACCGCTTAACATAGCCTGAATATATACACATTGTAAACTTTCTGCGTATTGAGTCTGAGCACTGCCACCGCCAGAACCGCCACCTCCTCCACCAAAAACTGGTGATTTACCAATCTGAGATGATGAAATTTCTCCGGCACTTGATGAAAATTTTACTGGTTTTTTATTTTTAATTAAAAGATCAAGAGCTGATAAATTTTCTTTTGAATTAGGAATTTTTATTTCTTTACCAGTATTAGTAGGTATCGAAATATTATCTTTCATGATTTTGCGTAAAATATCTAAGCGTGCTTCACCAGTTTGAGAATTATCTTTTTCCCATTCCTTTGGTGTCATACGTAAATATGATAAATCGCGTTCTTGTAAATATCGTTTAAATTTTAACAACATACTCTCCTAAGTTCATATGCTATTTATATAATAATTTAATCCGAATGTACATAAAAAAAGCACCTTATCGGTGCTTTTCTTTATTAAAATGTTGTATGGCTTTTTGCCGTTCTTTATTTAAATATTGTTTTATTGCATTTGTTCTGCGTTTGGACTTTTCAGCAGGATGATATAATGAATAAATTCTTTCCCATCCTTGGACTTTATTTTCTTTAGCCCAATTGGCATAACATTCATCATCGTGCTTATTAGCCATTATGATACCTGTATTGCTATATAAACACAAAGAAATAATATGATTAATTTACCATAATCTAAATCAAATTTGGTACCTTCACCATAAGCGTTTTCCCACGCTTCTCTAATTTTTCTCATTTAAGTTTCTCCAATAATTCTTCAGCCTTTTCAGGATTTTCAATCAATTGATTTTTAGCAAAATATAAACGTTCTAATCTTTTTTTAGTAGATCGATCAGTATTATGACCTTTACCCTGTTTACTTTCCCAAAATTTAATTTCGCCTTCAATGACACCGAGACCCAGAGCTAATGCTCTGGAATCTCGATCCATAGATCTTAATAATCTATCAGCCATTAAGCAGCCTCAGCAAATTCTAAAGCTGACTTAAGAGCTTCTCTTTTACGAAGTTGATTCCAACCGTACCAAGAAGAATGTAGACGAGAATCTGCATTATTTCCTTGTAAGTGATCGGCAGTAAAAGTAACAGCATTAAACGCTTGCCACCATGAACCTTTTGCAAAGTCTGCACCAGGTTGAATATCGATATTATCATGACAAAGTTTAGCATTACGTGATAAAGTTTCAAGTGAAAGTTCTTTTCCTTGAACTCTTTTATCAGTAGTACGTGGAAATACATTGTTGAAATACTCAATAAGAGCATCAGCACTATATCTCTTTTTACCAAGAAATTCAGCCATTTCTTTATAGTCAGTAAGCTTTTCATGAGCTATGCCCATTTGCTCTTTTACTAAATCAGCATTAAATTCTGATCTATGACCAACTTTAACAGAAGTTTTAGCTGTCTGTTCTAGTGAAAGTGAAAGAGTATTATTACATACAACTCTAATTGGTGTAAATCTTACATCAATAGATTTTCCATATTGATGAGGATTTGAAAAAAGTAAATAAGAATCCACTTTATCTCCACCAAAAAGTTCAAATGAATCTTTAACTTTAGCTAAAGCCCAAACCATTTGTCCACCTTTTAGTGAACCAGCAGTATGCATTTCCATATCACCAGCAAGAACATACTCACCAAAGAATTTAAAAGCATCTTCGTTTTGACAAGGAAACCAATCCTTACCAACATTAGTTAGAATTTTTCCATCAGTTTCTCTTACTAGAGATTTCTGACCAGTAGGAATCTTTTTACCGTCAAATTCGATAAAAGATTTTACTTCTCTAACTTTCCAATCAAGTCCAGCCTTTTGCATCATATGCTCAGGTGCTAGATCATTACTAACTGGAACTCCTAGGCCATGCCAAGGAACTTCACCAGCATAAGCCATTGTTTCGACTTCATGCGCCATTATTTATTGTCTCCTTTTTTATCACGTTTTAAAATTGTAAGTATATCAGTTAACATTACGAATCCAACACCAGCTGTCCAACCGATTGCTAACCATATAAGATTTTCTACTAACATATTGTCCTCATTTTTTTTTCATTTAATATAGGTATATTATACACGGAAAAAAAGCATTTGTACACGTTTATTTTCATATTTCGGCGCTTTTTTTCATTTTATTTTAGAATTATATATAGTATTATGGCATCACATTTTTATTACGGAATAAAATTTGATACAAATAAATTATTTGAATCGTATCTTGAAATAAAGGATTTTTATAATTCTAATGATCAAATTGCGCTTCAACATTTAGCAAGTACTACAGAAAATAAACATAAAGACGGAATAGGTTGGCTAGATCGATCTGATATCGTACCATCAGATTATTTATTTAATATATGGAACGAAGAAATAGAAGATACTTATATTATAGAATGTTTAAAATCTTTACCGTTTCCAGTTGTTCGTTCACGTATAATGGTTCAGCCTCCTAAAAGTTGTTATACTTTACATAAAGATAAAGTTCCACGTATGCATATTCCAATATACGGAGCTTATGATACAACTGGTAAAGGAGGAAGATTTGTCTTTACTCATGGAGAAATAATGAAATTCGAAGAAGGCCAAGTTATTTTAGTTAATACTACTTTAGAACATACGGCAATGAATTGTTCTAATAGTAAAGAAAGAATCCATATTGTATCATGTCTTCCAGAATTAAATGAATCTAATAATGAAGAATTAAAAAGAATTTATAGTAAATTTTCTTTATATTGATTAAATAAATTTTTATATTTACTTTCTATTTGATCAAAATTATTTTTAGATATACCTAAATTTTTTATTCTATTATAAAAAGTAAAATTATTAATCATAGGAAAGTTTGTAGATTCTATTATTGATTTTATTCTTTTACTATTAGACCATTTAGATTTCCAACCGTAGTCTGTAAGTTCTATACCATATTCAAATGGATTACTTCCTATTTTACTTTTTTCACCAACACTTAATACTTGTAAACTAGGAGAATCTATTGGACAATCTTCTTTTTTTAACCAGTCAATTGTTTCGTATAAAGATTCTTCTGATTCGTATGGAAGACCTCCAATAAAACCTGCGCTTATTATAGTTTTTGGCCATTTTTCTTTTAACAAATATAATGTATCTTTTATTTTATCTGGGTGCATACCTTTACCAATATGTTTACCAGCTTTATGATTAAAGGTTTCTATACCAAAAAATACACTACGACAACCGCTATCATATAATATATCAATAGTTTCTGGCTTAGATGCTATTAAATCTAATCTCATATAAGTACTAAAATCTATATCAAATGGCAAACTCTTAATCATTTTATGATAACTAGATACTTTTTCTACAGTATCATTATACGTATCATCACAAAACATATAACCAGTAGTTTTATAATTTTTATAGTTTTCTAATAATTCTTTTTTTATTATATCCGGAGATTTTACGTATTCTCCACGTTTTTTACCAATTAAATTATAAGAACAAAAACTACATTTAAATATACAACCTCTTGCTATTTCAATTGGTAAATGTTCTGATTTAAAAATATGATCTGATTCATGCCATTTTATAGTACTATCTTTAAAATAAAATTTATCCTTTCTTCCAAATAAATTTCGTATAAAATTTTCTCCTTCACCAACTATCCAATGATCAACATTTTTCATATCATATTTTATCTTTGCACCACCTATAACTATTTTACAATTTTGATTTATAGCTTTAATAGATCTTGATATGATATCAAATTCTTTTTCAGTCCATCCAATACTAGTAGATTCAGAGTTCATTATTCCCATGTTTATTCTATCTCTGGGATTCTGATTCGGAGTAACTAAAAATGTACTTGATATACCTACCATTTTTGTATTTTTATTCATATACTTAAGTAATATTTCAAGTATCTCTTCAATTGTAAAACTCATGCAAAAATCTACTGTTTGCACATCGAGTCCTATATCTCTAAGTTCAGTAGCTATTCTATATGTACCAGCATATCTACCAAAACCAAAGCATCCGTTAACATCTGTGAATAAGATTACATCAGACAATTTTTTCTAAACTCCTCTTCGAAAATACCATCTACTCTAATTGAATAAGTACTATATGGCACTGGATCCGATCCATGAATATCTCTTTCGTTGAACCATGATATATGACTTGCATAATGTTTATGTTCTGTATCATCTTTAACATAAAACTTTTTATCGTTTCCACGAGGTGTAAACCAAATAAAATCTCCAGGTTCTCTATTAGGATCTTCTTCATCTATGGCATCAAGATGTTCAGGTACTCCATTATTAGGATCGCATACAAATATTTCTATTCTACCGTATTCTTTAAATGGCATGTTATCAATAAAATTGATTAATTTTGGAAAATGTTTAGCATTTTTTGTAAATTTACTATGAGAATCTAAATGTTTTTTAGTATAATCATCTTGTTTTTTCACATATATAGCTCTTACTGGTAAGCATGCACGATCATATACACGCATGAACATTCTTCTTTGATAAGTGGTTAATGATTCATACCAGTCAGGAAATTGTGTTTTATATTCATACTCAAATTTACTTGGAGGGTATTCTAGATTTTGAGATTTAACTCCAGGAGTCGGAAGATAATGCTCTGATAAAGCTATACCCATACATATTTCGTAATCTAATGCCTTTATCTCATCTACATTAAAGTGCGGTTCTAGATCTATAATCCATTTATTACCTAGCATGTTATATCTCTTTTAAGTAATTGCCATACAGATTGATCTGTATTGTATATGTATTTATTTTCTAAGAACTTATAATATTCAATATTACGATCAGCAAATTTACGTAAATATTTTGTCATTTTCATACTATGCTTATCGCCATAATTATTTGTTGTCCATACTATCGTTTTTGCACCAAAATTTATAGCATGATCCCATTGAAATTTTATAGTATATGCAGTTAATCCAATAGCTTGAGCTAAAGAAGCTTTAGGGAAATACAATTTAAATTTTCTATATTTTGGTAATACGCATGTTCGAGTTCCTACTCTAAACGTATCTGTATATGAATCTAATCTATGAGTATATGATACTCCTGCTATTTCATTTTCTAAATATAAAAGAAATAAACCTACATCAGATCTTTTTTCTATAGCCATCGCATCTATAGAACTATTATTAGGAATATTAGAGTCTGCAGCCTTTTTACAAAAAATATTTAAATCATTAAGCTGTGAGCCATCCCATTTTTCAATATGCATATTAAACTTTCTAGTGCCAGATTCTGTTCCCAAGCTCTGGCGGGCTCGGTAGTATTATGCAGCGAGTGCGTAACCTACAGGTGCAAAATCATCGTTTGCATTTAAGTTTTTGTAACTCCATTACCTGTCGAACCTATTTCGCCCCCATCAAAAGAAAATAAGATATGCGATGCCTCCAATTAAAATAAAGTCAGCACATATACTCCATAGAATATAGCCTCTAAATAACCACTTTCCGGCTGCTAATACTAGGGGGTTCTTCATCATAACCCCGCAATTCTTCTAATGTCATTTTCATCTCCTTTTGGTGGAGGCGTCGGGTATCGCACCCGAGTCCAGACAACTTCCACGTTACATAGTATTTATATTATACCATATTATAACGTGGAAGTAAATATTTATTTTTTAATTAGGTACTTGAGCGTCGATTCCTTCAACGTATGCTCCCATACCAAGAAGATCTCCAATACTTTTACCTGGGAATATATCTAATTCTCCAGCAGTAATTTGTGATGCAAGATTATGAGCTATTTCAGCCAAAGAGTCAGGCATATTTGTCATAGGAGCCATTTTAACCATTCCGGTATCCATACCTCCCCAAGTATCAGCGGTAACCCAAGTTCCATTCATTACAGCTCTTACTCTTTCAACATAATACGGTCCCCAATCATCAATAATAGCAGTCATTTGAGAATCAGGCGCAAAGTGATGCATATCTGAAGCTTGTCCAAATCCTAATACTCCGGCTTTTTGAGCAACCTGTAATGGAGCAGTTGAATCAGTATGCTGTGTAATAATATCAGCACCTTGATCAATTAGAACTTGAGCTGCATCTCCTTCTTTAGCGGGATCAAACCAAGTATTGACCCAAACAATATCAATGTCAAAGTCAGGATTAACTGATGTTGCTCCTAAATAGAATGCATTAATTCCACGAATAACTTCTGGAATCGGAAATGATGCTATATAACCAGCCTTACCACTTTTACTCATATGGCCAGCTATAACTCCTTGAATATATCTTCCTTCATAAAATTTTGAAGAATAAACTGCCATATTATCGGCTGTTTTATATCCAGTAGCATGTTCAAATTTTACATCTGGAAATTTATTAGCAACTGCTAACATTGCTTCCATATATCCAAATGAAGTAGCAAATATAATATCAATGCCTGATAAAGCCATTTGTGTTATAGCTCTTTCAGCATCTGCTCCTTCTGGAACATTTTCGATATATGAAGTTTCGACTGCACTTCCAAATTCCGCTTCTACCATTAAGCGTCCTTGGTCATGCATATAAGTCCAACCGTGGTCTCCCACAGGTCCAACATAAATAAATCCTACTTTGACAGGTTCCGACGCGAACGCAGGAATAGCAAAGCATATTGACAATATTGCGATTGTCAAGCTTTTAGCTAAATTCATGAATTATCCTTTCGAGGGTGTTGTGGCAGGATCGTAAGGAGATACTCTGCCGGGGTTTAAAATATTATATATACTTTTCAGTTTACATTTCATATAAATAATGGTATAATATAATATCTTGTCAAAAGAAAGAATTTAAAATGCAAAGATTTAAAAATTTTTTTACTGAAATGGCTGCGGTTAATGTGTCAGAGTTAGATGCCGAGTTTTTAAAAAGAGCTCAGAAAGTAACTTCTTTTAATCTGTCATCTAAAGATTTTATTAGTTTAAAATATAAAAAAGAAATACAACATTTATTTAGAACACATATGTTTCCAGCATTTGATTTAGATAATACA